ACCTACTCAAGGAAGTGGTAATCCAAATCCAGAGTGGTTGTCTATTCAAGATGCAGAATCAGCTGCAGCAGCTGCTGGTATGGAAGTTGGCACAATAAAAAAAGTCGCAGCCAACATATTAAATCCTACGTTACAAAAAAATGCCAGAGATTTTATACAGGGAAGAACTGATTTCAAGGCACAAGGACAAGGTGTAACTGGTATCAGTAGATCCGCAAGAGGGAATGTTTTTGGATGGCATTATAACTATAAAGAAAATAAAATTGCAAGTATTCCTAATTTTGGTGCCACTGTTGCATCTCGTCCCGGTGGAGGTTTTGATATTAAACTAGGAACAAGTAAATTTGGTATTGTAGAGTACATAACTGGAGATAAAGCACATCCAAATTTTGAACTAGCTGGTCACGGACTTCCTGGTAATTACCATGATCATATTGCTTTTTCCAATATTCAAGAAAAAGAAAAAGCAAAAAAATTACTTACATCTTTTGGTATTAAAATAGGAAGTGAACTTCGTCCAGGAGATCCTGGATATCACGGAAAAAATTTGGCGATTGATATACCAGGGTATCAGTGGGGTGGAACTGGATCTATTGGTGAAAAGGAATATGCAGGTTCTAGAAAAGTTAGGCAAATTTTAGGAATCGGAAGTCAAAAATTTGAAAAAGGTGGAAAAGTTCACGGTTTCACTAGAGCAATACTTGGAGAAAAAGGTCCAGAGTTTGTAATTGATGCTGATTCAACCAGAGCACTGGAAGAAAACTATCCTGGTTTCTTGAATGCATTGAACAAAGCAGATTATCAAGGAGCATTAAATGTTATAAGAAGTTATGCTTCTTATGAACAAGGTGCGACAATTCGTGCGATTGTAGATGAGAAGTTAATTCCTGTTCCAATCCCTGTTGGTTCTTCTCAACAATCTTCAATGATGGTGTCCATATTTGATGAAGTAGAAGATTATATGGCATCAAGTTATAAGGGTAAATAATAGAATAGGAGTTTTATTTCAATGCAAGAGAGTACTAGAAATTATTCTATTGATAAGTTCATAATCAATCCCTCAGCAGGAAGAAAAACTTCTCCAATTGATTTGGGTGCAAGTGGAACAACTATTACTGACTTTTATTATTATGAAAGTATTTTGAATGAGACGATTAAATGTAGTGTAACTTATAGTGATATTGGAAAATATTCTGTTGCAGATGGTGTTACAAGCACTGTTATAGATGGAATGCCTTTAGAAGGTGGAGAGGATGTTGATATTACTTTTAAGGATATGAATCACGATGCAACTTTAAAATTAAAGATGCAGGTGAGATCAATTAATCCATTATCAAAAGATACTGTAAGGTCATTAGCAACTCTTGATTTAATATCTGAAGAAGGTATTCGTAATTATAAAAAGGTTGTAAATAAAAGATATGATGGAAAAATTTCTGATACTGTTACAAAGATTTGTAGAGAGTTTTTACAAACAGAAAAAAATTTAGATATTGAAACGACGGATAATAATTACAATATCATATCAAATAATTGGCATCCATTTTATATTCTTCATTGGTTGTCGGGAAGATCCATTCCAAATATACAAGGTGCAAAAGGAAACACTGCGGGATTTTTCTTTTTTGAAACCTCAGAAGGATTTAAGTTTAAATCTATAGATGGAATGCTTTCTGAGACTGGAACTGGTGGAAATAAAAAGAATGTAAAAAAATTCATATACAATCAAACTGTTGATCTTCCTGTTGATTATGATGCAAAAATTCTTGAACTTGATCCACCAAATCCAAGTGGAGATATTATAAGAAAATTAGAAGCAGGAACCTATTCTACAAGAACAATCCTATTTGATCCCTTTGATTGTTATTATGAAGTTATAAATCCAAATTCACAATCTTCTGCTTCAAGTAAAGCATCACAAGAAAATCTTCAAAAAGCAGGAAAGAATCTACCAAAAATAAATCCAAAGTTTAATATTGAAGGGCAAAACAAAGACTTTTCAAAAACAAAATATCATTTGATTGATAGGGGATCATTACCATCTGGAGATACAAAACAACAAATAGAGAAATCTAAGGATCAAAATTTTGATCCAAAGAATATTTTGAATCAATCTTCAATGAGATACAATCAACTCTTCTCATCAAAAACCACGATTACAATTTATGGCGATTTAAGTTTACACGCAGGAGATTTGATTTGGATAGACCCACCAGAACTATCAAACAAACAAACTCAAGGACTGGACAATTATCTTGGTGGATATTATATTATTGCAGACCTCTGCCATTATTACAATTTATCAACAGGATGCTTTACTAAGATTACTGCAGTGAGGGATTCTACTGGGAAAAAAGGAAATCCCATCTATAATCCTTTTTAAAATTGTTAAATAGTAAATAATACCTTACCAATATGGAAAGTGTAGATAAACACATAGAGTATGATAAAAAAATATTAGATGATCCACTAACATCCCCTCAGGCAAAGCGTCACATTGAGGATGAGTTAGCTGCACTTGAAAGATGGACTCAGAATCATCCAACCAAACATCACGATCCGACGGCATTAGAATTATATTGCAATGATAATCCTGATGCATTGGAATGTAGAATTTATGAGGACTAATGAGTTTATATAATCCTGGATTTCTTGGTGAACATTTTAATTGGTGGATCGGACAGATTGCCGATGATTCCACTTGGAGAGATAACATACTGCCTGGAAAATTTACAGACAGAAATAGTGTCGTTGGATGGGGATATCGTTATAAAGTAAGAATCATTGGTCTTCACGATCAAGATGAAGAATCACTTCGTTCTGAAGAACTTGCTTGGGCACAAGTGATGTATCCAGTGACGGCAGGAGGTGGACAAGCTTCTGCATCACAAACTCCAAATCTTCGTCAAGGAAATTTTGTATTTGGATTTTTCCTTGATGGGCAGGATCAACAAGTCCCAGTCATTATGGGAGTTCTGGGTAATAATGCACAAACAGCATTATCTAATAAAACAGCACTCACTGGAGGAAAGAATTTTAGTCCTCAAAGTGGATTTGCAAATACTCAAGAACCAAAGGTAAGAGATAAAAAGGAAAAAGTTCCTGATGAAGAGAAAGTTATTGTAAAACCAAAGACACCAGAGCAGACAGCAGAATGTGCTCCTGCTCCACCAAATGTCTCTGTAAATGAATATGGTCTTCGTTCAGATAAGTCTCTTACTTCTACTCAACTTGCAGATGCTCAAAGTGCAAGAGCAGAGGCAGATCAAAAAGGATTAACTGGTGCAGAAAGAGATAATTATGTTCAACAAAAAGTAGCACAAGGAATTAAAAATCGTTGTAGAGAAGCAAGTTCTCCAGCATCATTATCTCAACCAGGAGCAACAAAAGAAAGTACAAATGCAGTTCATCAGATAGGTGCAGGAGATAAAAAAAGACAGGATAAGTATCAAGAAAGAATTCCTCTATTAAAACCAGATGATAAAGTTGGATCTGCAATTAAAGCTATTCAAACGGTATTGGACAATTTGCTACAAGAAATAGCAAAGTATTTAAATGCTATTAAATGCTATGCGGATGCTGTTTCAAGTGTGATAAGAGAAATACTAAGTTTAATTTCAAAAGCTGCTTGCATTATCGCAAAATATATGAAAATAATTTTTGATAAGATTATGGAATATGTTTTGAAGTTGTTAAACAAAGAATTGACCAAAATTGTTTCTGCAATGCCTTCAAGTATGAGGCATATGATTGCAGACATTAAAGAAATTATTACTGAACTTATTTTATGCTTGTATAATAAAATTACTCAAGGATTATGTGGTTTAATTGAATCTTTATTGCTTGCTGCATTGCAACCAGAAAAGATAGAACAACAAGCAAGACAAAGCACTGATGATAAAAGAAAGCACCCATATGTCCCAATGTGTTATGCTGAAGAAATTGTAGGGCAAGCAATTTCTTTCAGTAAAAATGATATCACAGAAGCAAACAATACTTTAATTAATAATGTTAATGCTTTTCTGGATGATATTCAAGGTCAAATTTCTGGAGTAAATGGACCTTTCTCAGATATTACTTCATTGATTGGAAACATTGATGGAAGTATGACTTCTGCTTTAAGTTTTGAAAATCTTAAATTAAATCTATTTGGATGTGAACTAAAACCAAATGTAGCAGTATCCGATTACTATACTTTTGCAAGAGGTGGTGCATCACAACCAGAACCCCAAACACCAAATCTTAAATCAGTTGAAGATATTGCAGCAAAAACAACATCAGTAACTCCAACCGCAGAGGTTCCTTATGTTGAACCAACAAAGGCAACTCCAGACGTAAATCTAAAGAGATAAATATGATTAAACTGGAATCCAAGAAAGATTATAATATAAATGTCTTTTAATATTTTTGGACCTTCTTCACAAGATGTAATTAAAGTTGGATACATTTCCACCGACAGGGGATTTGTTGAAGGTGTGTCTGTCTGTGAAGCTAATGATTATGCAAAATTAAATCCTGGAACTCGTTTTGTATTTAAGACCAGGAACTTTATTAAGTATCTAAACATCAATGAAGTTAATCAACTCACTCCAAACGATATAGTTTCTCAAGAGAATCCTTGTGGAGGAATTCAACTTGAATCTGAGTGTGGACCCCCTCAAGTTTATTTTTATGGTGGTGGTGGAGTTGGTGTTCAGGGTAATCCAGTCATCGGTCAAGATGGTGCATTACTTGCGATTGACTTAGTTTCTGGTGGATTTGGATATCAATATGCACCGATTGTAGAAGTTAAAGATGGGTGCAATATTGGAGTTGGTGCAGTTACTCGTGCTGTCATTGGAGAAATTACGGAAACTGTCGAATTTTATGATCAAGAAGATGATTTTGAAGAGTATGAAATCTGTGAACCAACTGATGTTGGATATGGTTTAAGATATGATCCAAATGGAAAAGAACTTGGATCCTGGGATCCGACTCTCTATGCAAATTTATCCAAAGATCCGATTGCAAGGGAAATTAAAGAATATCAAGACTTTCTTCAGCAGTTACAAAATCCTTGGTGGAGTACAAGAAAAGAACCTCCTCTAAGATTAACTTCTGCAAACAAGGTTACAAGAACCAAGTTTAATGTTGATTATCCTGCTTGGAATGAATTTATGAATTCATTTGCAGTATCTCCTGTTTCTCCATCAAATGTTCCGGGAAGTGATTTTGCAGGAATT